TTGACAAGGCGTTTCTCGACTTTCTTACCGGTGGTTGAAATTTGGACACTAATCACTGGGTTGGCCTGTCCTTGAATAACTGCCTGTGTCATCGTGTAATAACTCTCTTTTAGAGCGAGACCGTAAAACCCTTCATTGGAATTATTTTCAGCCCAAATCGTCGCCTTCAGTGCGTTCGGGCACGCATTCAGATAGGTCTTAAGGTTCTTCATGTCAGTCTCGCTTGGTGTCTGTCCCACGGAGATTTTCCATTTCTGATACTCTTTCAGAAGTGTAGAATTCAGGATTTTGCCACGGTCGGAGAACTTACAGCACTCGAAAATAAAAGTTTCAACACTAAACTGTGCTGGATTTTCGGCTTCAGTTGCGATAACCTTCTTGTATTCCACCGTCTTCAACTTGATACCCTGATAGCCGTGAATACGTTCGATACGCTTGGGTTTGAATTTTACGTCCATATAATGTTTCAATGCGTGGAAGGTTTCTTTCGCTGGTTTCGTATGCGACCAAAGACGGAATCGTCCTTCAAGATTTACGGATTCTTCTTCCACATCGGGACGCACGATACAGCATGTCGCGACGAACTCGTCGAACTTTTTCGTCATTTCATTCTCAGGAAGAAGAATGTGCTGGGTGAAGGGAGATTCATTTTCGGTCGCGACGACTTGAAGTGCTTGGGATTGTTGCGCGGTCTTCTCTTTGAGTTCATTATTGGCGAGTGTGAGGTCGTGGATGGTCTTTTTTTTCGATTCGAGGTCGTTGGCAAGCTTCGCATTTTCGGCTTCCAATTCTTCATTGCGTTGAAGCAGTTTGTTGAAATTTTCCACATTATACATTCTCGAGTGAATAATATCCTCGATATGTTTTGTCAAGCGGGCGATTGTAAAATTTGTGTTGTCATATGCGATGATTTCGGTCTTGTTTTTACCGCTCACTTCAATCGTGCGAAGTTGGCGCTTGATTTTCGGGTGTGCTTTAATGTGGTTCTCGATTTCGGTTCTATTTGACACTCTGAATGCTGCGGCGAGGATGAAGTTATCGTATTTCTTGTGATGGTGTGCGACGCGGGTGGCGAGGTCGTTGGTCTGTCCGAATTTGATGAGTTTCTCGTTGTCGGCGTTGGTGTTGTCGATGGTGCCGAAATAAATGGTTTGAGTATTCAAAGGAAACTGAGTGATAAGCGTCTTCTCGACCGCGCGTTTCTTTTCTTGGGTCAGGGTGATGGTGGCTTGGTTGAGGGTGCTGATGACTTCGTTCTTTTGTTCGAGTTGGGCGCGGAGTTCGCTGGTCTGTTCATCAATACTATGAAGAACTAGGTCTTCTAATGATAAATAATAGTCATGTATTTCACTTGCTTTCTTTGTCTGTGCCTTCAAACATAGTGATTTGAAGCATCGGATGGTCAGTTTGATAGTTTGTTTGTTTTGACCGCCGTTTTTGGGTTTAGATGGAATGATTGGTTCAGTTGGTTGTTCTTCATCACTACCACCTGACACGTTTTCTGGTTGTTCTGATTTTTTATATTCAGGAATGGAGACAGTATAATCTACGTTGAGTTTGAAGTTTTTTTCAAGCAATGTTCTAACGTTTATTTTCTGTGCGAAACCCAACCATTTCCATACATCGTCCAAATCAATAACAAAATCAGTATTCTTATCAAAATTCAGATAACAATAAAAACTAGCAACAAACAACTGTTGCTCGAATGTGTTGAAGTTTTTTTGGAGTTTTTCTAGAAGAAAATTATTATATTTTTGAGACAACTTTGTAATCGGGTTTTTCTCGATGAGTTCAACAATATTGAGAGTTGCCGAAGAGGCGGCGGAGGCAGAAGAAGCGGAGGACATCGTTATGAGCGTATGTTATACTATGTATAGACGGATGTCTTTAAGTTGATTTCGCTTTATGGTTGTAAAGTGGTTTTTATGAAAACGCTTTTTTTTTCATAAAATTGAACAAGGAAATTGATGTTGCTTTTATAAATGAAAAGCGGATTTATAAAAGCGGTGGATTCAACGATGTTGCTTTCATATAAAAAAGCGAAAAATAAGGTTAAAATACTAATTTCGGAAAACCGCTTTTGTTGCGACAAAAGCGGATTCTATTAAATGCTAATTTCGGCAAACCGCTTCTCATTTTGGAGAACCACTCTCACCAATTCGTGAGCGCTTTCCCTCACCACTTACTCTTCTTCACATTTATCTTCGGACCCTTGCTATTTTTCGCAGCATTAGGGTCATACGACTGCTCGCCTTCATCATCAGAACCGAGATTCTTCGATATTTCCCAGAACTCCTTACTGCCGAGTTTGAATGGCCCGTGCTGTTGTGCCTTATACCAGAAGATTTGGTCTTGTAATTTGTTCGATTTCGCGTTATTATTGATGACCAAACACTCATAATTCTCGGTGCACTGGTCCATGACCTGACAAAAGCTCTCAAAAGTGGGGAACATGCCCGCATAATTGTCGTAGATTCGCTTACGATTCGCAATATATGGCTCGCGGAGGATAAAAACGTAGTCGATATTCGTGCGGAGATTTGGAGGGATACCCAATGGATATTGCATTGTGATGACTAACATGATCTTCCAATGACGCCCGTTCATAAAGAGGAGGCGCATCATCACGTCCTTCGTCCATTTGTTATCATACAAACAATCATCCAATACAACGAACGTCCTTGGGTCAATGGATGACTTCTTATACGTATCCATTTCCTTTTTCACTTGTTTTAGGACTGCTTTTTGGCGCTTGAGAATGTTCTCGATAATGGCGGTATTATACGCGTCATGGATAAATAGTTTGGGTACATGGGCGGCGAAAAAACCGTTGCCGGCCTCTGTGCCTGAGATGACGGTTCCGATGGGAATATCTTGGTGGTGAAACATCAAGTCCTGAACGAGAAAACTTTTACCGGTATCACGGCGCCCGATGAGAACGATGACGGGTCCCTTATTTTCATCTGGACGAAAGCTGATAGCCTTCATGTCGAATTTTGCGAGCTCTAAATTCATGACGAACTTGATGATACAAATGATGGATATTTTATTGCGACGGATTATACGAAGTCTGTTCCCGTTTAAAACCGATATAAAACATCTATCGAAGAATCATATTATTATTCGTTATTCGTTATCCGTTATTCATTTAGGAAAATGGCGACACCGTCCCCGACACCGACATTCCAACTTCACTATCGCAAACACAAATATACTCCGGAGAAAATCGATTCCGCAAAGCTTTACGATATTCAGAATTATATCCCGATTTATAGCCGTTTTTTTGATATCAACGAAACAAATTTCAATAGCATCCAACTGAACCAGACATATTATTTACAAAATATTATTGAGCATCCGAGAGGCGGAGATACAGACGAAACCCATGCTAATTCTCTAAATCATTTAGAAACTGTAATTGGGGATGACGCAGGCAACACGACGAATGTCCCGATGTTTGTGAAATATTCGCCGCTATTAGACCCCATACGGTATTTGTCTGGGAAATACGAGACGCCCGCCACATCCCCCCCTAAGACCTCGCTTCCTAAATATAATTCAACACCAGAAAACTGTGAAGAAAAGATGCTGAACACCAATAATTCATCTTATGTGGATGGGTTCTTTTCGTATTTGACAAGCCGAGCTCTTCATACCCATGGTATTGTTCATGGATTGGATTATTATGGAAGTTATCTTTGTAAGCAACGCGAGTTTTCAACGAACGTATTTGATGATATTGATTATTTGGCGGATTGTTCCTTTTTTAATACATACGAAAATCAGCGATTCACGATTGATTATTCGCAGTTTGGGGACGATGAATCGAGTATGCGCGACAATAAGTGGCTGAAGCTGCGAAATAAGCTGAACCCGGTTTTACAAACCCCTATTACAATTCTTGAAGATGTCATTGAGTTTGAGCCAACAACGCTGACGAATACCGACGCCGTTGGAATCGAGACAATGACTGCTGCCGCCAACACCGACGGTGATAGTCACATGGTTGAAATCAACTTTGATGACGTGGAACCATCGGAACAAGTATTACAGTCGAATAAAAAAAAGAGTAGTGGTAATTCGGCCAACAGCGACAGTGATAGCGAGAGCGATACATCAGAATCGAATTCATCTTATACTACGATTGATGGCGAAGACGGAAGCGATCACGGAAGAGATGACGACGAAGCAAAGGCAAACGACGACGACAACGACACACAATCGGCAGAAAGTGACGTCAGCAAGAGCAACGGCGAGAGTGATAGCGACGACGGCAGCAGCTATTCTAATTACAGCGACGATGAACAAATCATCGTAAAAATAAACGATTTTCCAATTCAAGCAATTTTACTCGAGAGATGCGTGAATACACTCGACCATATTATGATGCGAGATGAGCTCACAAAAGAAGAATGGACGTCGCTTCTGTTCCAGGTCATTATGACACTTGTCATTTATCAAAAAATGTTCAATTTCACACACAACGACCTTCATACAAATAATATTATGTTTATTGAAACCACCGAAGAGTTTATTTACTATCACTACAAAGGTCAGTATTACAAGGTCCCGACATATGGCCGTATTTTCAAAATCATCGACTTCGGCCGCGCCATATACAAATTCCGCGGAGAGCTGATTTGTAGCGACAGTTTTCATTTTAAAGGCGACGCAGCAACCCAATACAATTTCCCGCCATATTACAACCCCGACAAACCAACGGTTGAACCGAATTATAGTTTCGATTTATGCCGTTTCGCATGCGCACTCTTCGATTATTTCATTTATGACCTGCGCAAGGTGGAAAAGCTGTGTAAATCAGACCCCATTATTAAGCTGGTTGTAAAATGGACGACGGATGACAAAGGTCGAAACGTCCTCTATAAATCGAGCGGTGAGGAGAGATATCCGGATTTCAAATTGTATAAAATGATCACTCGGTCGGTTCATGGACATATTCCCTCCAACGAAATACATAATCCGCTGTTTGATGAATATAAAATCACGCATAAAAAATACAAGAAACATGCCGCACTTTCTGCGAAATTTCTGAAAGACGGTAAAAATACGCACCTATTTATTGACGTGAATGGATTGCCGTGTTATTGTGAGGCGTAAGATTACATCACTAGCCGCCGCCGTAGTGTTCCTTCCCTTCCGCATTATTGTCCTGTGCGACGCCTACGATTTTCGATAATCATCTCTCGGTGAGCAGGAACTCCATTCTTCGCGATGAATTCGATGTTACGCATGGTCCATCCCATACTGCATCCAGAATGACCCACTTCCATATTATTACCAACAAGTGTAACAACCTTGTCATCACCATAACTGAACATGAAACCGCGGTCGGCTGGCGGGCTGTATTGTGATAGATATTTCCAAACGTTCATTTCTTTCTGCTTGATTTCTGGTAATTGACCCACACGAATAATCGCACGCATTCCGTCGCGAATCATGTCTTCCGACCAGCTGTCGTTTATATACGAGAGGTCGCATGATTCGACCGCATCCATGGTAAGAGGCCAGTATTCGGCAGTATCGTCGGAGGAAGGAGAGCGTTCCAATTCGACAGCGACAGATTCGGGGGCGACGACGGTAGCGGTAGCGATAGGCATAACAACGATAACGATGATTTCATATCATGATATTCAATATAAACATAACGAATCAATTTTATCTTTATATGTAGGTTCGCGGTTAAAATAAGTATTTGAATATATTAAGGCTATATAAGTTGATGCCACGCGATACAATCAAAATCAACGGTGTCTCCTACGACATCACCGACTTCAAACACCCCGGCGGGAATATTATCAACTACGCGAAGAATTCGCCCGACGCGACAGAAATATTCAACGAGTTTCATCATCGGTCGAGTAAGGCGAAAAAGATGCTGGGTTCGCTGCCAGTTTTAACGGATGATAACGAATCTCTCGAACTCACGCCTCACCAGCAAGAAATGACGGCCGACTTCCGAGAGATGCGCGCCACCCTCGTCGAACAAGGATGCTTTGAACCGGATTATATCCACGTCTATTTTCGCCTTCTTGAAATCGCCTTTTACTTCGGTCTAGGAACATGGCTTGCTTCATACAATATCTACGCATCCATTCTCTCGTTCATCGCATTTAAGACGCGTTGCGGCTGGGTTCAACATGAATGCGGACATCTTAGTTTTACTGGAATCCGTGCGTTGGACCGCGCCATCCAAACATTCACGATGGGGTTTGGTGGCGGGGTCAGTTCATCAGTATGGAATACGATGCATCAAAAACACCACGCTACACCACAGAAAATTAAGCATGATATCGATTTGGATACAACACCGTTTGTCGCCTTTTTCGACCGTGCGTTTGAGGAAAACACAAACGGGAAAGCAGCTACGCGGTTTATGAATCGATGGTGGATGCGGCTTCAAGCATGGACATATTTGCCCGTCATCAATGGTATTCTTGTCCATTTATTTTGGACATATTATCTTCATCCGAAGAAGGTTTTTCACCGTTTGTGTTCAGCACGAACGAGAGAAGTATATATTGAAACCGCATTTGAAGCGGTATGTATGACTGGTTCTCATCTCTCGTTGCCTCTCATTTTCTATTCTGGTGGCGGCGGCGAATACGGTGTATTGTGGTGTTACTTCCTATTGATGGTGGTGAATTTCTGGAATTTCATCTATTTATTCGGGCATTTCTCTCTGTCACATACCTATACCGGCGTAATTCCCGAAGACAAGCATCTGCTGTGGTTTGAATATGCGCTTCATCATACTGTGAATATTTCCACGAAATCGCAGCTCGTTTCATGGATGATGGGGTATCTCAATTTTCAAATCGAGCACCACCTTTTTCCGGCGATGCCGCAGTATAAAAATGCGATAGCGGCTCCGTATGTTCGTCGATTTTGTGCGAAGTGGGCCGACACCCCCGCATCATCTGGGTCCGCTGGGTTGAAATACATCGAACACTCTTATACACAAGCATGGTGGCTGATGTTATCAAACTTGAACAAAGTTGGAAAACATTATTATGACCATGGTGTAACTGTGGATGGCGTGGGCAGCGAAGAAGCCGCGAAGCCGACTGAACAAGCACAAGCACAAGAACAAGATCAAGAACAAGACCTTCATTTGGATTAAAATCCAGGCGTATCAACGAATACAGCTGGCGCACCACCGCCGCCGCCACCACCACCACCACCGCCGCCAATATTCTCAAACTGATTCAAAAT